TTTTTCACCTTTGTTCCTCTGACTGGAACCACTACCATGTCCAATGCATCCATGGGTGATGCATCTATTACCAAGGTATCTGCTGGTGTCGAGCCGACTGCCGGGTCCATCGAAATGGGCCGACAGATCGTAACCGTAGAGACTCCCATTATCTGCCGGACCATCGTGTCCATGCTTGAGGATGTTCAGGATCGTCTGAGCGTTCGCTCTCGTCTCCCGGAGAACTACGGTCGCCAAATTCAAAAACACGAAGACCGGGTACTCCTGGTTAAAGGTGTGCAGGCGGCTCGTACCGCAGCAGGTCCCGTCTCTGACATCCCCGGTGGTACCGTAAAGACGTATGCCGCTGCTGGTGATGAAACAGACCCCGATGCAGCAGAGGCCCTTGTTCTTTCTCTGGCCCAGGCCATGGATGAAAAAGAGGTTCCCCGTGAAAATGGTATCATGATGGTTGATCCGGAAACCTACTACACCCTGCTCCAGGCCAACAAGCTCATCAGCACCGACTACAATATGAACAACGGTGACTACTCCTCTGTACGTATCCTACGTGCTGGCGGATTCCCGCTGATGGCCACCAACAGGTTCCAGCAGACTGCTGATGACGGCTCTACCTCTGGCTCTATCGGAAACCTCTATGGTTCCGAGTATTACACTGATGCCACAGGTGCCCGCATTAAGGGCCTGTTCGTGACCAATGAAATGCTCATGGTAGCTGAGGCAATTCCCCTGACTCCCAAAGTCTGGTGGAGCGATCAGCTTCTTTGCTGGTTCATTGATGCTTTCAAAGCTATCGGCGCGGCTGTTGACCGTGCTGATTATGCTGCTGGCATCTTCGAACACGCATGATAACTACTAATAATGGGATAGTGTGTGTTACGGAGTATTAACTGGGGATAGCCCAGACACAACCCCATATTAGAATAGTGGGAAAGCGTGATAGCGCGTTACTGGCCTGTGCACAGGTAAAGGAACAGCGTATTAACTGGGTCGGACCCAGGCGTAGCTTCCACTATTATAGTTGTTCTTGTGCTTATGTCCTGCGGATTATTCCGTAGGGCATTTTTTTCATACTTAGGAGAATTCTATGGCAATAACAGTAAATCAAGATGAACTGACCATCATAAATTCCATGCTGGCAGGCCTGGGTGATCTCCCGGTGGAAGACCTGGAGGAGGCTGCCAGTGATGCAGATGTCCTCAAGGCAAGACAGCACTTGAAACAAATAATGATCTCTGAACAGACCCTTGGTTGGTGGTTCAATACAGAAACTTGGGAGTTTACCCCGGATGGAACAACCGGGTATATAGACCTCCCTGATAATACTATTAGGATAAAGGGTCAGGAGCAGTACATAATTAGGGGGGGATTTTTGTATGATGTTACCAATCATACTCTGGTTATTGATGAAGACACGATAGACCTTAATCTGGTTCTTCTTCTGGACTATGATGAGGTTCCTTACAGCTTCTTCCAGTACATCCAGGCCAAGGCCAGATACAGCTTCTTCCTCCAAGAGGACGGAGATCCACAGCAGACACAGCTTTTGGCCAGAGAATACTCAGAGACTCTCAGGGTTATACAGGATGAGAATATTCAATTCAAGTCTCCTAATGCCTTTACGAAGAACCCCACGGTACAACGGGTATTCAGCGGCTGGACCAGTAGGAGGTAAGCATGTCAACTTTAACAGGAACAGTGGGTAATCTAATTCAAGGAGTATCCCAGCAAGATCCACATGTTAGAGCGCTCGGTCAGGTAACTGAGCAGATTAATATGAGGAGTAACACTGCTCTTGGACTGGTTCGTAGACCTGGCACTAAATTTGAGTTTGCTATACCGGCAGATCTTACTATTGATCAAGACACTGCCGTGTATGAATACACATCAGGTGACGATAAATACATCGTATTCCTTCGTCCTGACGGAATGGCCGTTCTGGATTACGAGGGAAACTATCAGGCTATTTCTGGTGGATATGACGCCTATACTGCTGAGTTCAAGGACCCGGCCCTTTCCGCTGTTCATAATTTATCTGACTATGTTGGTTCTGCGGAATCTTCAGAGAGCCTTATGGCCCACACCGTAGCTGATACAACTTTTATTCTAAACAAAGAGGTTACAGTAGGGGACACACAGACATCAGCATATGTAAGTTCCGCTAATACCCGTAGTTATATCTATGTAAAAAAGGTAGAATACGGAGCCGCCTATGTTATCAACGAGAACACTGGAGGGAGTGCAATAACTGCCGCCTCTATAGTTCTGCCTACATCTAAAACAGTGGCCGCGGGCAGCGTTAACCTGGAAAACCTGACCTCTCCAAGCAACGTAGCCTTTTATCTGGCAGACGCTTTAATTCTGGCTGGATACACAGCGTATGTAGTAGGAGATTCTACAATTGCAGTTGTAGGAAAAGACATGTCAGTTGACTCGGATTATCCGGATAACATCTTAGTGTATAAAGACAAGATTGCCAGATATGAGGATCTTCCCCCTATTGGCGATGACATTCAGGACGTTCAGATAGTCGGAGACACTAATGCAGAGAATAAGTACTACGTAAAGGGCACTGGAGCTAAGTATTCAAAGACGAGTGTTCCTTATCAGAATCCCTTAGTTACCACAGTGTCTATTCTCGTTGGAACTTTCACACAATATCTATTTACGGATTTCAGATGGGATGAGGTAGCAGATGATTTACAGGCTGAGGATCTAAACGGAATAGATCCGTACTCTATGCCTCACCTTCTAAGCAAAACGGCTTCTGGATTTTTAGTATCCATTGGCGACTGGGAGAATCGGCCTGCGGGAGATGGGGACACCAATCCGGCTCCTAAATTTATAGGGCGGACTATCTCAGATATCTCCGATTACCAGAATCGCCTGGTATTTCTCGCGGGGAGATACCTGTGTGCCAGTAGAACAGATGAATGGTTCGCCTTCTGGAAAGACACAGTAATAACGGTTAATCCCGCAAACCCTGTGAATATCTCAGCAGGCACAGAATTATTCAGTTCAGCGAAGGTAGCTGGAGATTTCATTGCATTTTCTACTAATGGTCCCTACAGGGTCTTTGGGCAATCAGAGCCATTTACTGCGTCTTCTCCTCTTGTTAAGGTTGCAGACCTGCAAATATCAAAACGAGCCAATCCGAAGACCACAAAACTTGGGGTGATAGCTGCGTATTCCTCTGGGGTAAACACAAATCTTCAGGAATTGGTTGTTACAGGGGACTCTCGATTGATCCTCCCGTTGCCCCTGACAAGTCACATACCCTCCTATATTGAGCATGATGTAGTTCAGATTGAAATGCATAATGCATATAATATGGCTTTTGTGCGTACAAAGAATGGATACGCCCCATCAATGGAGCTATATGTATACGAGGGGGGTTCAGACTCATCTGGTAAACAGGTACAACAATCTTGGGGAAAATGGGTATTCGGTTCTTTAACCTACCCAGACCATATCAGGCATATGTGGCTAAACGAGAACACTCTGTATCTTATACTGGCACACCGAGATGACGCAACTAAGTGCTACGTCTACAGTATTCCCCTTGATCCGGCCTACACTGAGTACCTTACAGGATTCAGACCAACAGTGGATAGGATGCAAGAAGTAACCACAGAGGCCCTCAATCCTACAGAGGCTGATATAAATTGTGGGGATACCATAGTGTGTATACTTACGGATGACGACTCAGGAGCCCAGTTGGCGGCCACCAGTTCAGGAGACAGGCTGTACATTGACGATCCTACAATTGACGTGCCGACAGACGTACTTGTTGGACGGCCCATGGAAAGTTCAGTTACCTTGAGTCCCCTATATCTAAGACACGCCGACGGATCTCCGAGAATCACAAGCAGGACACAGTTAAAAAGAATGTGGTTGAATTATGTAGCTACTGGACATATAGAGGTTGAAGTAACCGACAAGGCAGGGACAGTCACAACAAAAGTATGGGACTGTTCAGAGGATGCTATTAATGGTATATGGGACAGTCTGGCTCTACAGTCAGGAAGCCTCACAGTGCCGTTAAGGGGAACTAACACGGATGTAACCATCAAAATTAAAAGCTCTGATTATAAGCCCTTGAGTGTAACATCTTTGCAGTTTACTGCAAGGTATGGAAGACGGGCATCTACTCGGGCTAAGAATACAGTAATTTAAGGAGGAACTATGGCAGGAGCCGCAGCATATCAAGTTGCCAGCACAAGTATTCAAATATACGGTGCCTTAAGCAGCATTTACATGCAGAAAATAAACAGGGACCTCCAGAAGCGCGCCCTTAAGCGGCAACTGCTGAAAGCTCAAGAGGTTTCTCTACAGAACTCCCAGGCGGCCCTCAATCTCTTGAGGGATCTCCGGGATGAGAAGATGAGGGGGTCTCTTAGTATCCAAAAACAAAAAGCGCAGGCCAAAGGGCAGGCGAGGGTACAGGCAGCCCAGATAGGTGGAAGTGCAGAACCGGCAGTTGCAGCCATCGAGCTTGCTGCCGGAGATGCTTCCACTGAACTGGCTGTTAGACACGAGGCAGCAGTAGCAGACATTGACAGTCAGGCCAGAAAAGCAGTTCAGGGAGTCAAGGATAGTTTATTCAGTATGGATATGACAATTGATCCTTATGATATTATCTCTCCGTTACTTCAGATTGGATCGGCTGCCACTGGACATGCAGTGAACATGTATTCCATGGGAAAAAATATCTATGGCCAAGACATTGACAGGAGTTGATAATGAGTAGAGAATTTTTTAGAAGTGTTCCTGGGCCTCCTCGGGCACCGCATGTTTCCTATGATAAGACAGCCCAGGCATTAAACAACTTGGCTGCTAATGTAGGGGCCTTTGCCGGAATCAGTAATCAGCAGAACAAGGAACTGCAACAGGCCAGGGCCCAAGCAGATCTCTTTGCTGGATACATTAATCCTGAGGACTATGAAAGGGATGCAGCATACAGTAGGACCGTGAGCAGCACTCAGAACCAGGAATGGATGCAGAGCCAGTATGACGAAATAAAGGCCTTTGCCGATGACCCCTCGCACTCTTTCGGCTCAATGTCCAATGAGGACTATCAGAAGTATCTATATGATAACTTCAACAGCAGACTCAAGAGCCTTGAAGAGGACAAATTCAAGAATCTCAAGAGTGGTGACCTTACTCAACTCTTCTCAGAAAACATCAGCAAACTCACTGCAAATTTCAGTAAGATCAAAACAGCCCAGACGCAAGAGAAGCTTATCAGATCAACAACTGAGTATGTGACCAGTTTATTCAGTGATCCCAATAGGGACCCTGCGATGATCAATGAAAACATCTCTAAGCTTGAATCTATCAAGCACATCACAAAAAAAGAGATGGCTGGTATTTTCATGTCGGCTGCTACCAAGGCGGCGGCTGATGGGAGATCTGTTGGAATTGATTATATCGAATCCTCTGTTATCGGAAGCTTTCCTGAACTTCAGGGACAACTGAATTCAGCCAAAGGGATTCTTGCAAGAAAGCAGAATGACATCAATGCAAAACTGGTTTATGATACAAGACAGGATATCGCACTAAAGGCAGAAAACGGGCTATTCTCCAGAGAAGATGCAGACAGTCTTCGAGTGGACGAGCGCTATGCCGCTATATCCGACTCTGAGCTGATAAGTGCAGTACACAGAAGCCGAGAGGCTTCCCAGAAGCTGGGACACTTACAGGGACTTGAGGCTGCACTTATAGAGGGAACTACAATCCCCTCTGCCAGTTCCTCCGATCTAAACAGGGCGGCCGATAATGTCTACGATAGGTTTCAGATCGATGGAGACCCGCATACCTCAATTAGCAACTATCTTCCTACTGTTCTTAAGAGCGGCGTAATGGCAAGAAAGGCTAAGGGGTACATTGAGCGGGCGCTGGTTCCTAATGAGCCTGGAGATACAGCAAGTCCCGAATTTGCAAATATCTTAACCTGGTACAAAGAGTTCAGTGATGAAGGGAAGGCTGGACTATTTGGCCTCTCAGAGGACCAGGCATTAGCATTGAAATACGCATATAATTCATTTAATCTTGCAGGAGATCCAAACGAAGCTGTAAAGGCTGCCCAGAACTCCTATTATCAGTTTCTTACAAATAAAGCCAAGGGCGTAGTCCCTGCTATTATTCAGAATAGAAAGGCATTCTCAAAGGCAGTCCAAGTTAAGATGCAGGATATTGCTGAAGAGAGCAGGAGTGTATGGAAGTGGGACTCAGACGACGAGGTATCCATGGAAGTCCAGGCCCACCTTGAGGACACTGCCTATAACCTCTCCATGAAATACAACTATGACAACCCAAAGGATGCCCTGGATGCAGCCTGGGAGGCTATGCAGGGAGCAGGAACCGTTGGCCGCTTTGGCAAATACATGTACAAAGAACCTGAAGCCGGTCTAAAGAATATCATGCAGGTATCCGACGTCTCCGAAGTCCATGATTATCTGAAGGATTCAGTATGGCTCAAGAGTGTTCTCCCCGGTGTTGATACAGATGAAGTCAAGTTCAGTATAGTGGGATCTCCTGACGGATCTGATGCCCTGATCTATGTCTCAACTCCTGACAGTGTGGTTCAGCCTCATATATTGGCATCCAAGGCAGCAGAGATGTATCGAGCCGATACTCTGGCCAAGGAACAGCTTGCAGCCATTGATAGCTTTGGAAATCTCTTGGATAAACGTAAGAAAGTGCAGGCCGCTAAAGAAGCTGAGGCCCAACGTTTGCTTAATCAACAATCGGATTATCAGAACGGTAACAGTCCGTACAGACAGGCTCCGTCCTTTGCATTCCGGCAGATATACCTGAGCACAGATAATCCGGATACTCGGGAAATTCTCATGGATGCCTGGAAGAGTTACCAGAGGTCTCCCGATAAGCAAAAGCTCAAAGTGGCAATGAAAGGAGTATTTGGTGAACTCTCAGATAGGGTCCTGGAGGCGGTGACGGCGAATGACAGGACTATGGTAACTCAGGAACTCCTTGATCTCATAGGAGCCAGAGGAACTTCTGTTGATCCTCTTATTGAAGCAGAAGCGATAAGCCACGCTAAAGCAGTCAAACAGATGCCAGAGATTGGATTCCTTTCAAAGGTTGCCGAGTCTGCCTCTAAACTATTCCACAAGAAAGCCTTCTCTATGACCAATGAAAAGGAACTGGAGTCTGCTGATATTCCTGAGGTAGTTCATCAGGCTATGACAGAAAGATTCCCTGGGATGCAAGAACTATTATCCTCCTATGGAATAAGTGAAGATTTGTCAGCACCTGTAGAGATGTTTCCTGCCTCGGCAACATTTACCCAGGTCCCAGGAGACTATGAGAACACAGGGGCCTATCCATATGAAACAGCCATGGGTATTGTCATTGGGTCATCTGAGGGTGGAATAAACTGGAGTGATGATCCAGCGGGGACCTCCGGTAATCCATTAAAGGGTACCAGTGTGTCTTCACAGTATGATCACAACTGGGCTTTTATGGGCATCAATACATCCTCCTTTCCTAATTGGGAAGGCTGGAAGCTCATCAAAGGAATTGTTGATGATCCCAATATTCAGGACAAGACAGGTGCCGTAAACGAGCTTCTGCATGATCCTGATGTGCGAACCTCAGCGGCAAAGTTGTACAAAGAGCAGTACTATGATCCTACATGCCAGTATCTAAATGATACCCGACTCTCAACATTGGCCTTTAATATTGGGATGAATACTTCTCTCCCGGTTAGGGGGACCGATGGTAAATACAAGAACCTATATGGTGCTGCCTTGCTTAGGCGCGCTGTTAATATTGTAAAGACCAACAAGGAGGGCACATGGGATACCACGGAAATCTCAAAAGAGGAAGCAAAATACATGAATTCAAATGCAGATGCAATCATGCCTGTGTTTGTTCAGGTCATCAAAGACTACTATGCTGCGGTGATCAAGAGTCATCCCTCCAAAGAGAAACACCGTAAAGAGTGGATGTCGAGAACAGAATCTGTAGCGGAGCAGTCAGGACTGCCCTTTGAGGATCTTCCTGAGGCAACCAAGCAGAGCTATCTTGAAAACCTTGCGGTACAAGAATATCAACGAGGAGTTAAGTAATGCCAATCAATAATGAAATTGGGGTCCCCGGAGGGGGACCTCTGGATGTAGTGCAGTCTCCCTTAATGCAGGCACGCAGAGTAAAAGATGCCAGGGAGGAATATGAACTTGATGTTGCTGCCCAGGCAGAAGCAGAGGCTGCGGCAGAGCGTAAATCATATGCCAATTTAACCAGTGGGGCCTTTATGCACGAAACCTTTATCGGAGGTGCATTAAAGAAGATTCTTGAGAGGGCATATGTAGGGGACCAACCACTTGACCCTAATTTCAATATTGATGAAGCCTTGCCTAACTCCAAAATAATGCAGTACCCGGAGGAACTTCATGAGTATCTTCTGGAGTCCACCAGTCAGACTGAACTGGAGTATAGGCTGGACGAAGCCGAAATAATCAAGGACTACGAGAAACAGATAGGATACTGGGGACTCAAAGGTCTTCCGGCTATCATGGTGGGGAGTGCTATTGGCGATCCCAGTACGTACTTCACTGGAGGATACGCTGCTGCCGGTAAGGGGGTTAAGGCAATGACTGCGGTACAGACCCTCAAGACCGCTGCTGTGGCTACTGGTGTGGATCTGTTATCTGCTAAAGCAGTACAGGAGCATCAATCCTGGGGAGACGTAGCTGGCGGGGCAGCAGGCTCGATGGCCTTTACAACAACTGCCCTCGCTTTGGCCGGTTTAGGAAAAGGAGCAAAGGCCCTATCCACGGCCACTCAGGATGTAGCTGATGAATTCCATGTCCGGAAAGCCAAAGATACATTCAAAAAGCAGGCCATTGACCAAGGGAAGCTGCGTGCCCCTAAGACAGAAGCAGAAGAACTCTGGCAGGACAAGTGGGTGGATGACGTCTTTGAGTACCACGAACTACGTAACGAGAGGGTTCGTCTTAAGGCTGCTATTCCCAAACTGAATGCCATTCTTGATAAGACTGGTGATCCCAATATACGGGCTGAATTATCCCTACGGCGTAAAGAAATGAATGACAGGATCTTGAGCCTCGATAAACAACTGGAAAAGAGAAGTGAGCCTGAGTATGTCGTTGGTGGAGAAAAGACACTGAGGAGCATTACCGGGACTGAGTCGATCACCACAGATGAAGCTGCCCTCTTTAAGAGCAGCCAGAAGCTCGCCAGGGACCTTAGGCCATATATTGATAAATTTGCCAAGAGTATCGGAGGAACCCTTCTAAACAGCTCCAATGACGTGACGTTGGCCCTGGGATATAGGCTTGCTGAATATGCTCCGGGGTTTGGTGGAAAGTACACCAGGGGACGTACGGCGGCTAACTGGAGAGAACTCTATGATAGGCGGTTTATGTCAAAGTGGGCCGGGGAGTATAAAAAGGCTGAAGACCTCTGGCATAAAGATTCAGGAATTAATCCCTTGAATCTCTGGGCGAAAGAGAGCACACAGGCGGATTTTAACCTGGCCATCAATCGTGAGCTGAATGCCCGTAGGTTTAATCCTGAAGAGAGCATCGCTAAAAAATACAAGACGGGTGCCCTGACAGCAAAAGACAAGGCGGTTAAGCGGGCTGCTGATGCTATGGCCAATGTAAGAAAGGATCTTCTATTTCAGGCAAAAGATGCAGGAGTTGAACGATTCATGGATGCGGGCTATAGAGAATTTACCCTTTCCCGTAAATGGGTTCCCTCGAATTTCTATAGAATGGCCCAAGATCCGGGGATGGGGTGGGATGGAATCACCGAGATGCTCCATAAAGCCATCAGGAAGGCACTTGATACGAATCTTAAGGGTGCAGTAGCTGGATCAGCAGAAGATGTCCCAGAGAGGCTTTCTCGGGCCTGGGCTGAGGCTATTGTGGCCCGTAATAAATCAAGCATGAAGAACTCCCTGGGATTCACCAATGATCTCTTTTCTGTGGCCGACCGTGGATTCATTGAGGGCCTGCTTAAGAAGGTAGGAGTTGATGAGCACGGCCAGGAAACTTTCATGAGGGCTTTGGATAAAACCAGAGCAGAGAATACAACCGGTGATGTCATTGAAATGGACTTGAACGTTTCTCACAACGGTCATGACATCTGGGAACTTCTTGACCCGAACATCCAGGCAAACCTCATAAGGGAAATCAAGAGGACTGCCGGAGAGATCTCACTGGCCAAGGTCGGAATTAAATCAGACAAGCAGTTCAATGACCTTCTTAGATCAGTTCAGAATTATGGACTGTCCAAGGGTTTGGCTAAAGAGGACATAGATACTGATGTAAAGTACCTGGATGCTACCCGTAAACTTCTCCTCGGGGAAACCCTTGAGAGGTCCCCAGATAGTGCCTCTGCTAAATCTCTGGCACTACTCCGGGACGTTACCCAGCTTGGCACATTGAACTGGGCCGGGTTTGCTCAGGCTGCTGAATCTGGTAAGATTGCCGCAAGACTCGGCATCAAAGCTATGCTGGAAACCCTTCCTCTCATGAAGACACTCAGAAGAGACATGCAGACAGGTAAAATGAAGAACACCTGGCTTGCAGACTTCGAAGAGGCTACCGAAACATGGATAGGTGTTGACCACATTAATAACAATCCACAATACCGTATTGATGCCAATAACTTTGGTTTGCAGGAATCCTGGGATTCACAGTCCATGCAGAAATTTTCCGGCCTTATCCGAAGAATGAAGCATGTTCAAGGTTTTATTAATGGAATGAACTGGATCAAGAAACAGCAGGATGTTATTTACACCCAGGGAATCATCAAGAAGATTGCAGACCAGGTAGAGGCCAGAATGACCGGCACTTTAAAAGAAGGTGAACTAAGACGCATGGCGGATATCGGTATAGATGAACAGATGATTCCCAGGATTCATAAGCAGATGCAGGCTCAAGACTGGAAGGCCAGGAAATCCCTCGGGATGGCCAACTGGGACGATCAGGAAGCAGCCGATACAATCACCCTTGCAGTACAGAGGGCCTGGATGCAGGATATCCAGCGCAGTGCTGTTGGTGAGCAGTACCTGTGGACCCAGAGGAGTCTCGGAAAGGTATTCGCACAATTCCGGACCTTTACTCTCGGAGCTATTGAGAAACAAACCATGCATTCCCTAAAGATGCGTGATGTAGAATCCATGATGCAGCTAACCTGGGGAATGCTGTTCGGCACAACTGCGTATCTGGCCAAGACATTTGTTAAGGCAGCAGGTAGAGAGGACTCTCAGGAGTACCTTAAAGATCGTCTGAATCTTCAGGCAATAACTGCCGGAGGGGCAGCCCTTGTAGGGTCTACGAGTATTATTCCTGATCTATCTCATATGGTTGGAAACCTAACTGGGCAACCCGAGTGGGATCCTTTCCGGTACAGTATGCAAATGGGAACCGGGGTTACCAGGAGAAGCAGTGGTATCAGTTTTGCAAGTCTGGCACCAAGTACGGGATATCTGGATAGACTCTACAGAGTTGCAACAAACAGTATACGGTCTGCCGTTGATCCTGAATTCAATATGAGCAGAAGGGACTTTGAGGATATGATCAAGCTGTTCCCAATGGGGGACTCCGTGTTCCTTGGGGTAATGTATAATCAACTCCTCAAGCAGGCTCCTGAGTCGAACCATGAGGATTTTTAATAAGGAGTACAAATGACTGACTATCTTAGCAGAGTTCAAGTTACAGCAACGGCAGGACAGACCTCCTTCACTGTAGATTTTGAGGATGGCTTAATAGATATAGGAAGTTCCGAGGATACAGTGGAGGTTTATGTTAACAGTGCCCTGGAATTAGGTATTTCGGTTACCTGGACCTCAAGTACAACTCTGGAGATCTCTGGAAGCCCGGTACTATTAGAGGGAGACATCATAGAGTTCCGCAGGGTAACCCCCAATACAGAGATGTTTGTAGACTTTACAGCAGGAAGTTCTCTCAGGACTGCCCCTGTGGATCTTAATATGCGCCAACTGCTGCATCTTACGCATATGGCACAGGATCAAGCTGATGCCGCCTATGATGCATCAAGCGGTGCTGCAAGAGATGAAGCAGTGGCTGCTGCGGCTGCGGCTACGTTGGATGCTGACAGGGCAGAGGCAGCGGTTAATTCTGTGGCCCATAGATTCTCTTCTGTAGCATCTATGGTCTCATATACACTACATCAGATCGGAGATATAGTACAAACTACAGCATATCCGAGCACTCAAGATGGTGGTATGGGGGTATACAGGATTGTGGCGGCTGGTACTGGCACGGTAGACGGATGGAGGTACATAAATCTCACTGGAAGCAGCCTTCAGGCAGAACTTATAGACCCAGATTCTCACGTTGATGTACGCTCAGCGGGGGCTTTGGCTGATGGTTCTGATGACTCCGCAGCAATCAATGTTTTCGACAGTATATCGGGATATCCGATTATAAAATTACCGTTAGGTGACTATACAGTATCCTCGTCTATATTGTTGCGAAAAATATCCGGTATTGTGGGGGCCGGGTACACCAATGCGCGCGAGGGTCTTGGCTCTCCCGGTTATCCAAAGGGAACTGTTATTACGGCAGGGAGTACGGGCGTCTCCAACTTATTGACAGTCCAGACAGAAGGCGTTTCCCCCGAGTCTGATTACAACCAAAATAATTTGGTGATTGAAAACTTCGCACTGTATCATAGGGGCTCAGGATCAGGGCTCATAATCGATAATATAGTACAATCACACTTAAAAAACATAGGCGTGTTCTGTAACAATGAGGGCGCTGTAGGAATCGAACTTACAAACTGGTCATTCCTGTCAAAACTTGAAAACGTCTATGTAAAAAACTTCACGGATGTCGGCATTTATGTCGCAACAGATGGTTCACAGACTACGATCGAGAACCCATTTCTAACCGCAGGAGTTGCTGCAAATTACGGAATCGAGACACTCAACGTCAACACAATTATCCGCGGGGGGCAAGTATCTATAACATCAGGGAAGAATATATACTTTCACAACGTTGCAACATCATCCGTGGAAGGTGGTCTTGTATATGGAACCCTCTTCGAGGCAGGTGTAGGAATTAGGATAGATGGAGATACTCACCAATTCAAAAATGTAATTGTGAAAAACACACGGCACACTCTCGGTTCAGGTCAGACTGGTATCGAATTCGGCCCATTGGCCGCAAATTGCAAAATGATTGATCCGTCCGTTAATTCACCTACCGGAGGAACCATCGCAGTATGGGAGGCGGGTTCTACTAACTGCGGCATCATTGGTGGGTATGATATGGGCCGGGCCGGAATGACTGTTAGTGCATCTGCAATCGGTGCATATGTTGTGATCGACGAGCCTATTGGTTATTCACAACGTGCGAATTTGACAACAGATTCAAATTTAACCGTTACAGTAGAGGATTGTCAATATGTTGGTAAAACACGCCATAACGGCACAGCATGGGATAAGTTTTACTATGATATGACGGATAACTCTGCGGTTTCTATTACGCCCCCAACGGACTACGGACATATTGAACTGTATGTTGAAGCAGCAGCAGGGTACGCCCTTGTTTCATTTTCTCCAAATATTATCGTTGCTGATATCGTCAGTCAAGGTGTTACAGTTAATCTTACGAGTGGGACACTGAGTGGAACAACAGGCGTAGATGGAGAGTTTACTATACGAAAAGACGCCACCTCAGATGACTTCTATATGGAAAACAGACTTGGGGCGACAAGGGCTGTAATAGTTAAATTTGTGGATAGAACAAGGGATTAGGGCTGAGCGTGAATGACTGCCGCTACTATAAAAAAAGGAACATTATGGAATATATAAATTCAATCGTATACACGGCTGGAGCATGGATTTTGGCCCATGCGGTCCCAATAGCGGGTTTTATTGCACTCTGTATGCAGATCGCTTGGTTATACTACAAGATCCGTGTAAGCAGGCTCGAAGCCGAGACACTCAAAAGAGGCCTACAGAAGAACTCAAAGGAGGATACTGATGGGTCCGTATGAGAACCAACTCAGACACACAAGGCCTACAATTCAACTCATTGACACTCTTGGGGATGGAACAGGGACGCACCTATGGGGAGCTATTTCCGCTACTCCGGAGGCCCCTGTAGATCTTCTTATTACTGCTCCTGCGAGTTTCGAGTATTATCTAAAGAGCGTAGTCATAGCCATGTATGCAGCTACCAACCAGGTAATGACGGGCTTCGGTTCCATCTCCGCCCTTACAAATGGTCTACTTGTTGGTATGCTGGACCCAGAAGACACGTTTCATCAGTTCGCCTTCCCGGCTATCACAAAGAACTGTTGCTTTGCCAGATGGGGATGCACTATTGAACCAGTGGCCGGGGTGGCCACTACTCATCTTGCAATTACATTTGACTGGGAAAAGGCATTCAAAGGTCTTGAACACATTAAGCCAGGCTGGTCCCTGTGTCTAAGGTTCCAGGATGACCTAACTTCTCTCGGGACCACATATCCAACAGGAGCAACTGGATTCTTCCTGAGCAGAAAGCTACTGTAATTAGGAGGTACTATGGAGAATATCACAAAGAAGGATACCCAGAAACTCAATGCAGTGTATCATAGGGTTCTTGATCGGTATCTTGATTCTGTGGTTAAGGATAACAGTCTGATAGATCCCAGGATGCTCTCACTGGTAGAGGCCTACTTGAAACGCAACGGCACCACTGCCATTGAAGAGGATGTAGAAGCCATGGAAGCCAAGAGGAAAGCCGTGGCTGAGGCCAGAGGTCGTCAGAACAAGAAGCGGGAAACAAGCGATACTCCAGAGTTCTTCGATATCTTGAATGAAAGGAAGAAGCGTCTTGGATGATTTCATAGATTTAGAAGATACTGAATTAAGTGACAGCGAGTTGTCTCGTCTTGAAGCCCATCTCAGTAACTTGAGTCTCTCTGAGTTGACCAAGATGCAGGAATGCCTGGAGGAAGTCGAGAATCTCCAGAGGATGTATCCTGAGTTCCCTGCGTTCTATTATGATGTGTCGGTCGAGTTGTTGGGCTTTACACCGTCTGCTATGCAGATGGATATAGCCCACAGCTTGGCACACAGTCCGAAGTATTACATGATACAGGCCCAGCGAAGGGAAGCTAAGACGACTATTGCCGGTGCCTATGCTGTCTGGTGTATCATCCATAATCCGAGATTCAGAGTATTAATCGTTACGGCTGATAGTAAGTTTGCCCAGGACGTAATGCTCTGGTGCACCCAGATCCTAGATATGATGCCAGTTCTGCATGTTCTCTCGGACAAGGCTACCGGAAAGGAACGCCGGAATACTCTTCAGTATGACGTCAATCTTCTTTTAAAGGGGGCCGACAAGTCCCCAAGCATTGCCTCTGTTGGTATCTTCGGGACCCTACCAGGTAAACGCTCTGACCTTACCCTGGTAGACGATATCGAGACCAACAAGAACAGCTACACTGAGGTAATGAGGGAGCGACTTAAGGACTGCACATTTGAATTCAAGAGAATAAACCCAGAGGGAAAGACATTATACCTTGGGACACCTCAGAATACAAATTCAATTTACGGCTCCTTACCGGCCCGTGGATGCACGATCGATATCTGGCCGGGACGTATCCCCACAGAAAAAGAGATCGTCAACTACGAGGGCCATTTGAGTGCCTACGTGCAGCATCTGTATGATACATACCCGGATCTCCGGACTGGGTTCGGCATGGAGGGCGACCGCGGTGCTCCCACTGATCACGTCATGATGTCCGAAGAGATGCTCCTGGAGGCAGAGCGTGATGGAAAGGCAGGGTTCCTCTTGCATTACATGCTGGACACTTCTCTGCTGGATAAAGACAAGTATCCTCTGAAACCCAAGGACTTGATCTTCTATTCTCTGGATGCAGAGCGGGCACCGGTAGACTTCGCCTGGACAAATAATCCTATGTGCCAGTTGCCTCTGGTTCCAGGCCAGATTGCCAAGCAGCTGTATTATCTGCCTTCCTATGTATCCCCAGACTTCCTCCCGTATGAACAGCGGGTGATGGCTGTAGATCCGGCCGGTGGTGGTCAGAATGGTGATGAAAACGGCTACTGTGTGCTCTTTACCTTGGCAGGTAGGATCTTCCTGATGGAAATCGGAGGGGTCCAGGGTGGTGCCTCTGATACGCAACTGGATGCCCTATTGGACATAGCCAAGAAATGGAAGGTCCAGAAGATCATCTGCGAGAAGAACTTCGGCCACGGCATGTTCACAGCTGCTATGCAGAAAAGGCACATGGAGCGCAAGGCCGAGGGAATAGAGTTCGAGTGCGGAATAGTTGAGGTCTATAGTACCGGGCAGAAGGAAGCCAGAATAATTGATGTGCTGGAGCCAGTGATCTCAGGTCATAACCTGATTGTGAACTCAGCCTGCATCCAGGACAACATCGATAACATCCAGAAGTATTCAGCAGACGTTCGGGTGTGCTTTAGTCTGTTTCATCAGATGGCCAATCTAAGCAGAGATCGAGGGTCCCTCGTAAAGGATGACCGGATAGATTCCCTGGCCATCGGAGTACAGGAACTCATGCTGACCATTCAGCAGACTGCTTCAGAGGCTATCAAGAAGAAAAAGATTAACGAGCATAACGAGCGGCTCAAGGACAAGAATAACATTTGGTCCCACGCCTATGGGGGGATCAATAACCTGCTGGTACAACCAAAAGTTGGAATCATGCAGCGATTAAGCAAAAGGAGACGTTAATGCAAGAAACCCTGGATAAACAATTCTTTGGTGATCATTCCGGAGAGGGGACCATCATTGACCCCACTATCCATAAAGATGGAGACACCAGGATGCAGCAGATGGATCCCATGAAGGACAATCTGAGGCTTGTAGAGAATGGCAAGCTTGACAGAAAAACCGGCAAGAGAATCCCCCTGACATCTAAGGCTCAGACTATCATGCAGAGGAACTTGTGCCCCTCCACGGCGTACCTTGATGGTTTCGATCAGATTAAGTGGGATGCTCCTCAGAAGGGGTCCCAGCGCAAAGGATATAAAGTTAACTATACCGGCAAGTGGTACGTATAGTATAAACTGAAGTTACCCTTCAATAACTTCAATTAGTTAGTATTAATTAATCCTATAGAAAGGATAGTTTTATGAACAAATTAACACTTATTAAAGAAGCGCTGCTTGGTGTCATTTCTTTGGTCATCTCAAACTCCAGCAAGATTACCAATAAAGTTGCTGTTATTATCTGCACATGTATTATTGCCCTCGTATTCTACTTCTGCATCGGATGCGTCGCAACAGGTCTACGTGTGACTAACAGCAGAACAGGAAACTCCATGGCTGTCACAGATGAGTCCGTAAAGGTACTGGTTGATGACATTCAGGTGGAAATGCAGTACAAAGAAACCGAGGAAGAGAAAGTCTTCAGTGAGGAAATACAGCGAGTACTGGCTGAGTAGCCTATCTACTTAATTCATTAATCATATTTAACAATACAATATTAAAGGAGCACCTTAATGAAATCTTATAAACTTAATGATCAATTCCCCGTGGGCTTTGAACTGAATTCTAAAACCTGGACGATCAGTGACACTGCCAACACTACTTCCGGAACAGTGCTGAATGATGGCACCAGTGATGTAAAAACTACTGCATCCTGCGCCGGTTCTGATGGTCTGGCTCCCCTTATCGGTGCCAGGATTCAGAGTCACATTGAGGCACTGGTATATGCTGCTTTCGATGAGTCCGCCGAGGCCGAGGGCACTTATGCTACAGCCCTTAAAGACAATGCTACTCTGATTACAGAAGTGGCAGAGAACCTCCAGGATATCTTTGATACCATGGTGTTCCAGAGCAATATCGATAGAAGCTAATACATTGAACTGAGATGCCAGCTACCCTTCAATTAACTGGCATCTCTATAAAGGATTCTTATGTCAGAAATAAAGAGAGATGATTTAAACCAAGAAGACGTAGATCGCTTCTTTGAGTACTGCTGCCGGAAACTCATGGGTCTCCAAGAGTACCTTATGCTGCAAGTCTGGAGTGGGCATCTGTATGATGCCTCAGAGAACCTTCTGGAGGACTCAGCAGCCGCTTGGATTGATATTGACTATAAATATTACAGATACAGTATCAATGCAGATATTCAGTGGCTCTATATGAAGACCATACAGGAAGACTGGAGCGATGTCACTGGAATTCTATTACACGAGCTATGTCATATCATTGTAGATAGGATGTACCTGATCAGTCACAAGAAAGTGCCTGTGGCTCACCAGGACTTCCTGCTGGAATCTCGGGAGCAGGCTGTTCAGCATATCGCTATGCTTGCCCTTCAGGGACTCCCCGATGATCTTCTGATTGGTCCTGACTTTGAATAGACTGTAGTACTGCTGGGAGTTCCTTGGAGGTTCTCCCGGTGGTTCATCCTGTAGTCCCTTAGGTGTTTTCAAAAATCTGATATAAATTTCTGAGCACTGACTAACGTCCGGCGGACCTCCTGAGTTCCCCCATAGGGCACCCTGAGGACCTGGCACGGGAATTGCAGGCTGTTCCCTCTGAGGGCACCAAATAGCCTCTCTAAGACCATCAGGTTGTCCTCTGGTGTATCTGCCTTCCTTTAGTATAGAAGTTCTCTTAGAGGACCTCTTTGGGGCCCCCCCTTTGGATTCTTGGCTGGTTCTTGTGGCCGGACTCGGGTCGGCACTCCGGTCTGCACTCCAGGCGGGACCCTCAGAGGATGGCCAGATGAGCACCAGAAGGGCCGCTGGGAGTGCCTAAAGGGTCCTCTAAGGGCCATTATAGGGTCTTATTGACGAAGTCAATGGTTCTCTGGGATAGGTTACTTTTTTGTTTGAACACCTGGGAAACACCGGAGGGACACTTGTGGGAACATCTGAGAGGACACCAGGAAGACTACCAGGTACCTATTGACCGTATTATTGACATGTTCCTCTATATAGTACCATTGACTTCGTCAATAAGACCTACTGGAATACATACAACTAATACCTTTAGTTTGTATATCATATTTATTAAATCGAAGTATTACCTTAATTGATATATCTATTAATACATACAACTATTATATATTATATACTTCTTTAACCCTATAGAAGAGTCCACAGGAAGAACTAATAGTTCTATTAATAGTATAATCTAATATGTATCTATTATATTCTTAGTTAGTATCTTATTAATATATAATCTAAGAGTATCATATAATAGAACTCTTATGATACTTCCTGGTACATCCTTTGCATTATTCAATTATCATGCCAAAAGATCGCTGAGTGTTCCCTTAGAGGGTGCAATCGACGATCTAATTTTTTTAGACCTGAGATACCAGTGAACTATCAAAGTGCCTCAGATCGTCTATTTGGTGTCTTAAATTCGATGTTCAGCCACAGGTAACACTGGCCTTATGGCATGCCCTTTGCAATTCCTTTAATACACTTCCGGTAGTCCTCAAGCTGTACTGTTCAATTGGCCAGTGAAAGTTACTCTGATGGTAACGTTAAAAAAGACAAGACGCATTAAAAAGTCCTTGACATGAAAATTCATTCGTGTATAATGAGAACCATGGTTGGATATACCGGCCAGCGTCAGGGCGACTCCCTGAATGTAACAAGGAGGATATCATGGATTGTCATAGAAGAGCATATCTTAAACAATATGAGGCAGGAGGGGCTGATAAAGATTCAACGGAGTCTTTGACATTTGCCAAAATCAAAGCTAAAGTACTGGGGGACATGCGTGACCTCTATAAAGGACTCTCTGAGGACTCCCAAAAGGATCTTAGGCAAGCCTATAAAGCACACCTTAGTGCGGCCCATGGTGGGACCTTTAGAAACTACCTGTCGGACTTTATAGACGGCCTGGATGCATTCGAACGTATGGCCCTGGAAAAGGTCATCACTGAGAACAGCCGAACTATAACCCATAGGTACGCTATTATGGATCAGGCGGTAAAAAGGTGGACTTCGGTATGAAGGGCATGAGAACCCGTATGAAAACTATGAGGTACTTTAATAGGATTTACAGGCTGGTACGTGTTTATATATTCGTACCGGTTAGCATCGTAGGTTTGGCCATTGTGGCCATGCTTTAATAAAGATATAACTCTAAGCACAAGGAGAACTATCATGAAAAAGACTAATAAGACTACCAAAAAAGAAACCAAAGAAACAAAAGAAATCGTTATCAACAAGAAAGCTGATGGCACCAGGGAAACCAAGCAAGTAACCCTAACCCAGGATGAGAACAAAACCCTCAGGTCCTCTATCACGAAGATCCGTAATGCCTTTAAAAGCTTTGTTATCATTGGGCAGGAACACGGAAGAATACAAGACCTGGTACTCAGGAAGTACAAGACAATGAAGTCTTTTATTGAGTCTGAGCTTGGTATGCCGGAATCAGCCTACTACAAGAATGTACGGGCTTATGATGTATACAAGGCCCTTCAGTCTTCAGGTATCAATCCCTTACCGCATGTTGAATCGGTTTGCCGTGCCGTAACCCTTAATGTAATTACGGAAAAAGCCACGGCCATGGGAATTGACAAGACCCCTGAGAACATCCTGTGTGAGATCTGGCAAAACGCCGTGGATACTCGGACCAAGAAAGACGGAAAGAAGCCATCAAGGCTTACAGCCCTGGACGTTGGCCGTGCTAAGGAAGCATGGATAAAAGATCATACCGAGACTCTCAAGGATGCACCCAAAGGTAAACAGGGCGCTTCCGCCCAGGCCACGAACAATGTCCCTACCCTTCCCTCAGGTGTATCCGGTCTGGTATCAGGTGAAGGTCCAGGTAAGGTCACCTCTGGGACTACAGGCCGGACTCCTAAAGAAACACCCAGGGAAACGCCGGACGTTTCCGAGAAATCCTTTAAGGCTAAATTCGCTGAACAGCGTACTGAACTTGCAAAGGCACGTAAGGAAGCCGCTAACTTGAGAACGCTGGTTAAGGCTACGGATTGGCAAACCTGTGATCTGTTTAAAGAGATATTTGAGGTGGGTAAAAAGGCCGTTGTGGCAAAGGCCCTGGAAACCAATGACACTGACCTGATCAATGCCGTTGCCAAACTCGAACGTGAGGTCTTCCGGGTATAGGCCAACGGTACAAACCTTAACCATTTAGGAAGCCTTCTTGTTCGCTCAGGGGGGCTTTCTTGTTAACACATGGAGGATACTATGAGACGTAAATGGGTATATCATCGGCATTTAAGTAGTAGAATGCAAGTATATGCGTTAAGAAGGAGGCTTACTCATGCATGGTATGCTGGACACATGGTCAAGTATGAGATTGATATCAGTCAAGCATTCCCTCTGAGAGATCCAGAAAGAACTATTTGGACTTCCAAACAGAGGCCTTAGCAGTATATCTCCGGGGAGTCTATACCGACGTACCATGGAGTGTACATTAACGTCTTAAATGGCCTATTTAGGCCTGTGAGGTGCAACTATGAAGAGAGAAAAAGACCAAGTTATAATTAAACGATGGACTTACCTGCCTTTAATCACTGCCGAGGGTTTTAGTGTACACACCTGCCATGTGTGGGATGTATACCAGGGAAAACAGCAGGTCGGCGGGCCATATGCCTCTGTGGAAAATGCCCGCAGGTTTCACCCAAAGGCCAGATTGAGGACTCAAGAGGAAATCCGGGACAATCCCAAGGATTAGACAAGCGCATGCAGTGTTACCATTAGAGGAACTTTCACTGGTCAATTGTCCAGTGATTCTGAGATAACCCTTAAAAGTAAACAAGAGGGAACCATGAAGAATGCCCAGGAATCCGATTATATGTATGATCTGAATATCGCTCACGAGAACCGCCTTATATCCATGGGGGAGGACCGATTCATAACGGAACAAAAGAAGGGACGTGAGCGCCTTGTTAACGGCAAGAGAACAAAGGTACAGGAAGAAAGCAACACCATGTACGGTGCCTTACTGGTCAAAAAATATAGTGCCAAGCTGGCCTATTACATTGAGGCTTGGGTTGATGAATTCAAGGAAACCAAGGGAAGAACTCCGGATATCATTCTCTTGCTTCGGGCTTTGGATGTAGCGAACATAGCGTATATAACAGTGAGTACAGTTGTGGATGCTATAAGTATTCTTCCAGGCCAGACTGCTATTGCTGTTCACATATCTAAACGAATAGAGGATCAGGCCCGGTTTTGGCTGTTCAATCAGGCACACCCAAGCATGATGAAGCGTCTTAAGAAGGATTGGGACACCCGGCATGTACAGAACTATACCTACAAGAGGAAACAACTCATTACAATGGAAAGGGTTATCCGGGAGAATGAAACCGATCCTGATAAGAAAGAAGCCATGCCAGTGTGGAATCCCTGGGACATAAAGACCCATATGAAACTTGGCTATGCTATGCTTGACTGTCTGATCAATAGTTCCTCTGACTGGACCGACGATGGGAAGAGAATTATAGGATCAGGACTCATTGAAAGGGAGCTGGAAACCACTAGCAAACATGGAAAGGTCAAGACAAAGTATACTGTTGTGGCGACTGGAAAAACCCTTGAGATGATTAAGGACGTACTCTATAAGAACGGATCAATGTTCCCTATTCATGCCCCTATACTGTGCCCTCCCAGGGATTGGCATACACCTACTGATGGGGGTTATCATACCAAGGAAATGAGAAAGACCACACCTCTTGTGAAGGTCAAAACTGCCTTTGAGCGGGCCTTTATGGAAAACTGTATACCCAGCTATGAGGATGGAATGAAAACAGTCTACGATTCCCTAAATGCGATTCAAGCTGTACCTTACCGGGTCAATAAGAAGATATATGAAGTACTGGAGCACGAGACACATCGGGAGGATGGGGCCGGACTCCCTCAGCTTTCTGAACTTGTGATACCGGACTGTCCAATTGGCCAGTTAAATCGTGAAGACTTTAGTTCCTACAAAGAATGGAAGGAAGTGCGACAGGAGAAGCTTGACGGACTTATGTCTGATGAAAAACGTGCCCTCGGAAAGTGGATCGAAGAGGCCCGCGAGTTGCGCTCAAAGGAACTCAAGAGGAAGGGAAAGTGGCTTGGTGTTTATCAGACACAATACATGGCCAGAATGATGAAGGATCATGAGCGATTTTGGTACGTCTGGAACCTTGATACAAGAGGCCGGGCCTATCCACTGTGTACCTCCATGAGTCCCCAGGGAGATGAAATAGGTAAGGCCCTGGTGGAGTACGCTGATGCCAAACCGATAGGATCAGGAATTGAGGCTATAATAACATACACCGCCACCGAAGCCGGAATGGATAAGCTGACAGTTAACCAGATGAAATCATGGGTTAGAGAGAATGCTCAGATGATTTATGATATCGGCCAAGATCCTATTGAATACCGTGAACATTGGATTAACGCTGATGAACCTTGGGGTTTCTTGGCGTGCTGCATTCACTTCGGTCTGGCTATAATTATGTGGGCCAAAGGCATGGATGTATCTAAGATTGAAACCAGAGGCCGTGTGCATTTTGACGGCAAGTGTAACTCCACTCAGCATTTCAGCATGATGACACGGGATCTCAATGGTGCCCGTCAGGTCAATCTTCTGCCCTTGTCTGATGATGAGACGCCTACTGACATCTACGGCGTGACATCTGATAACCTCCTGGAGAAACTCAAGGGTATTCTTGTGACAGGATCTCCCCTGGATAGGCAATATGCTCAGGGAATTATGGCCTTTGGAGTAGACCGGAGTCTTCTTAAAAAGCCCACTATGACGTTCACCTATGGAGGAACACAATCGGGGTGTCTGGAGTACCTCACAGAGTACCTCATGGAGAACATGCAGGAGTGTCTCGGGGTGTGGACTACAGAGGAACCCGACGGGACCGTCAAGACCCATGGGGGATATCTCAGATATGCCAAATGGCTGGCTCCCCTGATGTACGGTAGCGAAAAGGAAGTGATGGGAGGAGTTACCCAGGCTATGGAATATATCAGGAAAGTTGGGTGGTCCGTGGCTAACAGTTCCAATAATGCCATGGTCTTCTACACTCCTTTAGGATTCCCTGTCCTGCACTGGTCTGAAGACGTTAAGATGAAACAGGTACATATTTATTTGCACGGGAAGGTAATCGTGCCTAAGATCGGGGTTGAAACTGGAAAGAGCAATCAATGGAAGATGAAATCCAAGTTACCTCCTACGTTTGTGCATAGCCTTGATGCAAGTCATATGCACACTGTAGCAACAAAACTAAGCGGCTATGGTATTGAGCTGACCCCTGTTCATGACAGCTATGGAGTACGGCCATGCTATGCTCAGGTAGCTACCCAGGTGATCCGGGATGAATTTGTTGACATGTACCGTGAAGATATCCTCCAGAAGTTCGCAGAGGAACAGCGTATTCTTAACCCACAGGCCGCTGACTTGATTCCTGACGTAGATGAACATATTGAATACGGCGACCTTGACATTGAACTCGTGAGGGATGCAAAGAGAAGTTTCTTTTAATCCACAGAATCACTGGTCAATTGACCAGTAAATAGAACAACCGGAAGGCCCACTGGCAGAAATGCTGGTGGGCTTTTTTGCGTTTAAACTTGTCTAATCCAATAGGAATATAACCATTTGCCGCAGGATAAGCAGTGAAACTTCTCTAACCCTATAGGAAATAAGGCATTTAGGTTCAACAGCTTAACAACCCACTGGCCAATTGACCAGTACATAGGAGGCTACCATGAAAGACTCAAAGAAAACACCCAAACCAATCGTTGTATTTAACTCAAACGTCCATACCAACGGAAACGATCAGGTCTGGATTGTACAGCACGAGTACATTCCGGGAACAGATGAGATTATGCTCGGACTTACATTCGGGGAAGAACAGATGACAATGCTGTCTGACGAAGCTGGGAACCCCGCTGAATTTTCACCGGTATACAAGGGAACCAAGGGCCAGGAGGCTGAGTATACTTTCCTGGGTAACATCAAGAGGATCACCATGGCCGAAGCAGAAAACCATCACACGATCATCAAGACCGGTCGGCTGGAAACCAGCAAGTACTACGGGATATTCTGATGAGTCCATCAGCAAGACGTCGAATGGGGCGCAAGGCGTACGAATCCGGGTATACAAGAGAGGTTCCTGCATATCTTAACTCAAGAGGATTAGCCAAGGACTGGCTTGAGGGGTACGATGAGGCCGCCCGGTTGGATGGCTCCCAGAGGAAGACTCTTATGGAGCATGATACAAAGGATCAATGACTTGTGGGCAGAGGATCTCCCGGTTGATCTTTTTCATCTTCTTGAGGAGATCGTCAGAAAGATACACGAATAATATGCCGGTGTGGTTGTCGGAGCCATTAGTCTATGGAAGTAGCTAATCTAATAGATGATTGCAGGTTCGAGCCCTGCCACCGGCTCCAAAAAAATCACTGTCCAATTGGACAGTAAACGTAACTTACAGGTCAATCGCATAATGGTATTGTACTGGACTCCAAATCCAGCGGACACACGTCCATTGCGGGTTCGAATCCTGCTTGGCCTGCCAATTTCCCGGCCTATGAATAAAATGCGGAGGCTGGCCGATGCCGCATTTGCGGCCCAGATAGACCGGGATTGCTTTATAGCATAGAATGCTATTAGGAGGACATCATGAAAGACAGCAAAGAAACAGCCAGAAAGCACAATGACATGACTCGGGAGAAGTTCCCCAGGTTTCAGGTACTGAGTTATCAGGAGGGTTGTAGGCCGAGCATTGCCTATGATGTACTTGCCACAGTAGTCTCGAATAAACAGACTGTCATAAAACACTCCTTGGGATCTGGGGAAGGAAAGCTGGAGGATTCCCTGGTTATCATTGGAGCGAATCCCAAGGAGGTCAGCAGGATTGCCACGGAGTACTTTAAGCAGATCTGTATACTCGACGTGCTGCCCAACCGGGAGGCTTATCTGGTGTTCGCTGATGGGCACAGGGAGTATGCCGGTCACTGGGAATCCGTGGGGAAACTCCCACCTTCCGATGACGAGAACTTCACAGTGTACAACGGGGAATATTTTGTGTGCCGGAAGTACGAGGAGGAGTAATGACTCAGTTCACTGATTTGGTAGAGGCTAAACTCACCGGTAAACAAGTAGCTCTTCCCTCTAAACTCAGGATCGAGGAGTCACACATGGGTGTTGACCACATTATGCCGAGCCTCTACGAGTATACTATCAATATTTCATTTGGATTTAAGGCAATAAGCTCTCCCTCAGATCTTCAGCACTTTAAACGGTTATGTGCTGATAGCTTCAAAGAGCACATTTACCGGGAGTTCCGAGAAAAGATGATTGACCTGGATATAGCTATCTGGGAGCAGGATATGGATGCAGCCAGAAGACTCATAAGAGAAATACGGGAGGAAATACGATAATGTCAAAGAAAGGAGCAAGCAAATGAACCGCAGAGAGAAACTTCAGTTTTATATGCAGGAAAAGAACTATCTCATTGAATACCTTACCGGCCTGGAGTTGTACCAGGAGGAAGACTATGATTTCCCCTGGGAAATGGAAACAGAGGATATCCAGGAATTCTTTTTGATACTTGTCCATTTCCTGGAAAGGGCTCCGGGTTGGGTCGGCCCTGAAAGGATCATAGGATCAACGGCATGTCCTCAATGCCATAAGTGGCTGCATGGGTCTGGATGTATTTACTGCACATATTCTCAAGCCCCCTGCTGTACCTCTGAGGGATCAAGATGGGAACATATAAGGGAGAGGACATGCTCCTCTCCAAGTTCGCAGAAAAGAGCCAAGGAACTTTTAACCCTTATTCGGTGGAACAAATTACACCACTAAAGGAGGATCAATGAGTTTTATTAACAATATAAAAAACCTGGCGGCGGCCTTTAGCCCCGTTAAATCTGATATTCAATTTCCTGGATGGGATTCTTCCAGAAAAGGAACATTTAACATAGGCCGAAACAAACTCAAGAGAGTTCGAACGCTTCTCAAGGCTAAGAAACAGCAGGAGATCCGACGAATGAAACATCAACTGGGACGTAAGCTTGCTCCCAAAGAGTACAAGGAGGCAGGAAATGCAAAAGTTGCCTGAAACAGATCTCAAATGGTTTATCACCGGAACCGCCGCCTATGGTCCCCAGGGAGAATCATCGGATTTGGATATTGTGGTTTGTGATGAGTATTATCATGAACTCAAGGCCAGATTCCCTCAGCATAATCTGATATTTAATCCGGTATGCCCTGCTGAGGGAAATTACCCCTCTTCAGCCACTGGCTATATCGAATTGGGTCCCTTGCAGATCAACATCATCCTCCTGGATTCTAAACTGAAATACCGGGCGTGGTATTGGGCCACACAGTTTCTCAAAGGCATTCCAGCAATTGAGGACAGGTCCCACAGAGTGGGATATTTTAAGGCCCTCGTAGAGTATTACGAGGAAGCAAAGAACAAGGAGGTATTCCCTGATGCTACCTACTTTTAACACCAAGCCACTCCCCTACATGGGAGCCAAGCCATACGACCGGGAGAAGATCAGTAAACTACTGGACAAAGCCAAGAAGAACAACCAGACTATCCTATGTGAGCATAAGATGGATGGAGTGTATTTCAGCTATAATCTATTTCTTGGAGTAGCCAGTCTACGGTCTGGTAGGGAAGTCCCGGTATCCTGCCTCGGGACACTCGGTGTTACCCTTCAGAGTATCTCCCAGAGGTGCCCAAGGGGCCATATCCTCGGAGAACTTATGATCAAGACGGAGGCCAGTTGGCTCCGCCGAGAGGAAACCAGCGGATACCTCAACTCCCTCATGCAGGGCGGTGACTTAATCCCAGGGAATGTATTTCATCTGTTCTCCTGGGGACTCTGGACGTCTCCCGAGGATACCATTCAGGACAGCAAGGATTATCTCACTGATGTATATGACTATGATCCGTGCCTCCATAAGGTGGTTACTTTAGATACTTCCTCTCTAAATGATCCATTGGATGAGGGCCTTGCCAGAAAGGCGCTACAGAGGTGGAGGCAGGAAGCATATGTACCAAACCGAGATGGCTTCATCTATAAACTTGCAGAGGGGACCTTCAAGGAAGGAAAGCCGGGGTATTGCCTGAAGTTCAAGCCGCCGAAAACTGCCTATCTCAAGGTTATTGGCTTTAAAGCACACAAGAAGGACACGGGACTTATAGGAAGTTTCCTTATGGGAACCCTTGATGGATTAGTCGAAGTGTACGTTGGTTCTGGACTCACTGATGAACTCAGGGAATCCTCCAGAGGGTCCTTCCTGCACTCCACCTGGGAGGTAGAGTATGAGGACCTCACAGAGGAAAACAAGAAGGGTGTTCGCAGCCTTACGCTGCCTCGATTGAAGGGCTTTACACTTAAACCTGTGTCCTCTCTGAAGGACATTCTGGAGGACAACTGATGAAACATGTTTGTTCTAATTGTAGGCACAATGAGTTTACCTGGGATGTAGATCCGTGCGATACATGCATAAAGCACATTACTTGGGAACACAAGGAATACGCCAGTGTACAGGAAATGAAGAGGAGAATAAAGAAAGTATGGAACTTGGAAATATAACTGCCCGTGAGACTGGGTTCAAGATGAATGACCGTGTGATTCATAGGAAGTACGGAGAGGGGACCGTAATAGGACTCAAAGACAACCGAGTCCGTTTAACGGTAGAGTTTGATAACGAGCATGGGGATTTACATAGTGGAGCTGGCCTATCCTCAGAGAGTCGCTGTTGGCACTTTGGTCCCCGTGGTGCTCCACTTTCGGATATCTCATTAATTCCCACTGAAATGCCCCAAGAGGACCATTTTGTAGGATTTAAAGTGAAAGACAGAGTAACCCATAAAATATTCGGTGACGGGACTTTTCAAGAGGTTGTAGATAATGGGGAGATGATGCTGGTTGAGTTTGATCGCGAAAACCCTGTGCTTCATTCTGGAGGCTTAGGAAAAGTGCCGCACAAAAAACACAGTTGCTGGTACTTTGGGCGGCGCGGGGAAGATCCAGGAAACCTCTCTCTTCTTACTCCCCTGCCGAAGGCACCAGAGGACACTTCAGAGTACCACTCACGCAAGTTCGACAAAGGGAAACCCGATCTGGCCATCCTGAAGTGCCTTGGAAGGGCACTTGTTGCTGTAACAGGGGTGCTTCAGGCCGGGGCAATGAAGTACGAAGAAGACAGTTTCGCCTCTGTCCCCAATGCTATAAGACGTTACGATTCCGCTATGATGAGACACTGGCTGGAAAAACCAGTGGACCCCGTGGAGGACATGCAGGAGTATGCGGATACGCTGGGTATTGAGATCACTCACGATATGGCCGTGGCAGTCAATGCATTATTCAAGCTGGAGATCCGGCTGAGAGAAAAGGAGAAGACTGATGAAAGCAATTAAATACCTCATTGTATGTTGCATAAGTCTTATGGCTTTTGCTTGCACAGATGCCCAGGTGGCAGCAAGTAACCTAAGCAAAGCAGCAGACATGTTTGAGATTACCAGACGTGTGGTATTCTATAATGGCATAACAGGAGAATACATGCTTTCCATTGAGGGAAACTGCTCCATACGTGTGGATACACAGGACAATCAGCTTGAGCTTACATGCAAAGTGGACAAGGGAGAGTTCAAGAAGCATTACCTGGGATTATCTGATAACGTAACTTACTTTGCCGAGCAAATTGAGTCCTCAAAGGCATCTGATTCTAATTACAGAGTCATCTTTAAACCCGGAGCAATAGTTCCAGAAATGGAGGTACGATGAAACAAATCAGGTTTAATGGAAACTATATACCAGGTATGGAGTACTCCAGTGAGTCCCTTCAGGAAGACGTAGAGCGGCAGAAAAAGCGCCTCAAAAGGCATATTAATTCAGCATACAAAAGATTACTCTGGGCGGTAAAATTAGAACGGGACTTGGGATTCCCCGTGAGTGCCCCGTATGAGACCATTCATGTAATAAAGAGCATACAATCCTCAGATAACTATGATAGGGAGTTTCTACTTATTCTTGAGCCAGTGTGCGATAGTTTGGGCATAGATATTGCTGAGCGTAGTATAACTAAAAAAAAAGACTTCATTGAGTGCTGGATATTTGGGCCAGTAGATGTTCTCGTAAAGCTGGTTGTGGCTGATGGAGATGTCTGCATTCCCGTAACTGAAACTATAACTGTTACTCATACAACTTACGTATGCAATTCATAACCGTGCTGGTCAATTTACCAGTGAACTAATAACACTAACCCTATAGAATAACTATAGACACAAGGAGAACACCATGAAAGAAAAACAGAACACCGAAACAGCAGTGCCCGAAGAAGCCACCGAGAACATCAGCCTCATTACCCGCCTCGGCCTGGCCCTATCCCTTGATGAACAGGCCGATACCTTTACAGAAGTCTCCCAACGTATCCTGGAACTCACCACAGGACTCACCGGGGACCCCTCTGGCTATTCCTCCAAGAAGGCCTTCAGAGAGGATTTCAAGGAACTCCGTGAACTTTCCCTGGCATTTAAGAAAGCCCTTGATCGCTTCAGAAACAACGGCCTTATGATGGAGCATAAAGACATCATGCTGGATTCCATTAAACCCGGCAACAGGCCCAGCCTGGAGGCCCTTGAAGAGAAGCACCAGAAGATCCTGGTCCAGATGGCCAAGGCCAAGAAAGCCGCCGGGAAAGACCTGAGCGACGACGAAGCGGCACTTTTGGAGGATTAGGCATGACTGACCAGATTACTATAGTAAAGAAGTCTGGTGGAGAATGCTCTGACTGCTGTTTGGATTGTCTGGGAGTAGACGGCGTTAGATCATGCAGGGGTGCTAATCTTGCCAGGAATCTCGGGATACTCATTGGAAATTGCGGGAACTGGCATTTTGAGGTAGAAAAGAAGTGGGTCCAAAGTACTCCAGAGAATACCTCGGTGGGTTCCACGGTGCGTGTCAAGGAATCATGCTTTGATAGAGAAGTAGTAGGTGCTTACGGGAATTCTGTATTTGTGACAACAAGACCTATGTACCCCCAAGATGCCGTTGTCAAGAGATATTCAGAACTCGAAGTCCTCATTTAAGGAGCCTGCATGATAAACCCAACACAGTACACAATACCACCAGTCGGGGTATCCGTCAAGGAAGTCCATCAAGGGTGCTCAGTAAGCGGCTCCCCTGCAATGAAGATAGAAACCACTCCGGAGGGTACGTGGTTTTACTGTTTTGGGTGCCGAGAGAGTTTCTTCTTGAGGGCCAAAAGTACATATTCCGAGTATAGACAGCGGACCCAGCAGGCTACACAAGCAGAGATGCAGAAGAGGGCCTCTAAGGACTGGTCTTTACCTGCGGATGCTTCCCGCAACCTACCTGCGGATGCCCTTGTCTGGCTCACTAAGATGCACTTTGGCCCTCATCTCATCAATGAAACCGGCATTCAGTACTCCGATAAGCTCGACCGGGTGATCTTCCCGCTTGACATCGGGTGGCAAGGCCGGTGCCTGGACCACAAGACCAAAAGGGCACCTAAGTGGGTCACGCACAGCCCCAGCAAGTATCAGATTTACGGCCATAGTACAGGCCGGATAGTCCTTGTGGAGGATATCCCGAGTGCCATCAGGGTATATAAGGCTGGGTACTCCGTGCTGTGTCTTATGGGGACCCCTCATAGGATGCCGGTGCTCCTTCATGAAACCCAACGGGCTACCCTATGGCTGGACTATGATAGGGCAGGGGGTGGGGCAGCCAGTGTCTTGAGAAGAGAGCTACTTTGGTCTACAACGGTGGACAGGGTAGCCTCTAAAAAGGACCCAAAGTATTATTCAAACAAAGAAATAAGGGAGATCTTAGGATGAAGGCAAAGAAACTTGAACTTGTAGAAGGCCCAGTTAAGTATACTTGTACGGGTTGTTATTTCTATGAACATTGCACAGAAGCTGGTGCAATCTTATCAATGGGGTGCTCTGAAAATACCATATGGAAGCTCATCAAAGAGTGGGTCCCGGCTACACCTGAAAACTGCACTATAGGATGCACTACGCGCATAGCGGGAAGGTCAAGTTCACGTAAGGTGATTGGCCGGTATGAAAACTTGGCCTGGGTTGCCCTTGGATCTCTCACAAATACCTTTAACCTGGAACACCTGGAGGTGCTCAAGGAGGAATAATGTTTCAAGTTCACAAAACTCTTCTTCAGCTATGTAAACATCGGCTGTTCTACGAGGAGTACAAAGGACAGATCCCCAAGAGTGGCCTTGATGCAATCTCAGAGTTATACCTGAAGGTCTATGAGAAGTTCTTCAAGCAGTTCCCAGAGACAGATACTGTCCAATTGGACAGCCTTCTGAGTCTTATGTCCCAACTGAAGCACTCCCAGGATGACCTGGATAAGATCCAGACAACCTGGGGGAACATCCAAGAGGACCCTGACGAAGATACCACCAGAGGACTCACAAAGGGACTTGCAGAACTCAAGGCCAGTGAAGCCCTGGGGAAACTCCTAATTGAGTACGAAGGTGGCGCAGACATTGACCTATTCGACAACGCCAGTGAAATCGTGGATAACCTTGGAAGACAGCAGAGGATCGCCATAGAGCCAGCATCGGATGATTGGGCGGTGATTAAGCAGTCTGTACATGATCCTGGAAAACTCCTAAAGTTCCCCCTGGATTGCCTGAATGCCAGTGCTAAGAATGTGACCACCAGGACCCAGATAATCCTGGCCGCCCGGCCAGACATTGGCAAGACCAGCCTGTGTGCCTTCTTTGCAGTGAATTACGCCAAGCAGATACCCGATGACAGGACAGTCCTGGTTTTCAATAACGAGGATACCCAGGAAGAATGGATGGAGTCCTGTTACCGTAGTGCCCTCGGCCTGGAATCTGACCGACTACTTGCCATGGATACCCTGGAGGTCACGGGGAAGTTCTACCAGGAGATCGGCAGGAACAAGATTAAGATCATAAATGCGCATAACTTTAACTTGAGGACCTGTGAGCGGCTCATCCAGAAGCACCGGCCAATGGTGGTCTTTTGGGACATGCTTGATAACGTCAGGGGATATGAAGAAAAGCAGCGTGAGGATCTTATCCTGGAAGGGAAGTATCAACACGCCAGGGGTCTGGCCATCACATACGACTTCCTCTCCTTGCCGACCTCTCAGATTAACATCTCAGGAGAAGGCATAGAATTCCCGCATAAGGGAATGCTGAAGGGTTCCGGGACTGCCAAGCAGGGGGCCTGCAAAGGTATCCTCATGATGGGCCACAGTGCTCAACCAGGGAAGGAACGTGAACGATACTTCGGGTTTGTAAAAAACAAGTACACCCAGAAGCCCGGTGCGAGGAAAGACTGCGGGAAGGCCGTGGTATTCGACTGGGAGATAGCAAGGTTCAGAGAACCGTAAGGAGAAGCCATGAGAGCCACAATAGATATAGAAACAAGCTATAAGGAGGAGTATGGAAGAGTTGGTAATCCATGGGGGAGTACTTGCCTTTGCAGTTACGGGATGCTCCACGGTGATATTTATGCTGATGGATACGTGGTCACGGGAGAACCAAGAGAAGGACAGGCCTTCAAGGATATCAAAAATCTTCCGTTTAATATGGATGGTGTCACTTTCCTTTGCGGGCATAATATCACTTTTGATCTTCTTTGGTTCTGGAAGACTCCTGAGTTACGGGCTTGGTTAAAAGCCGGGGGACGCATTTGGGACACAGCATACGCTGAATACCTGCTATCCGGCCAGGTATATCACGTAGGGCATAAAGACCCCAAATACAATGTATCCCTGAAGTCCACAGCAAAGAGGCGCCTGGGAATCGATGACCAGAAGCTTGATGTAGTGCAGGCTATGTGGGATAAGGGCATTCCCACAGAGGATATTCCCGAAGAGGTCCTCCTGGAGTACCAAGAGCAGGATATCAGGATTACCGACAAGATTGCCGTGCAGCAAATGCAGGAAGCCAAAGAGAAAGGCATGGTGCAGAACATCCTGGACCGCATGGAAGGACTCCTGGGGACCATTGAAATGACCTATAATGGTCTTTATGTGAACCAGGAAACAGCCGAAAAGAATCGGGAACTTCTTGTAAAAGATATCGAGGCCTTTGAACACAGGCTCAACGACTGCCTAACTCAATATAACCTGCCGGAAGAACTGGAGTTCAACTGGGGGTCCTCCGCCCAGAAATCAGCGTATATCTTTGGTGGTTCCGTTAAATACGAAGTACGAGAACAGAAGATTGATGAGGCCGGAGATCCCCTGTACTGCCAAAAGACCATCAAAGTTCCAGTTCTCCAGGATGGGAAGCAGGTATACTATAAATCAGGAAAGCAGGTGGGGCAGCCTAAGTTCAGGAACGAAATCGTACCAGACTATGAGAAACCTAAAATGCACACTGTAGAATACTTCTTTGATCTCCCTGGGGTACTCCCTGACCAATACAAGAAACCATCCTGGAAGACCTCTACGGGCCTTTATTCAACGGCTGAGTCTATAATGGAGGAACTTGAGAAACTTCCGGTGGATATCCCTGAACTGAAACTCATGCTGGACTACCAGGGTGCACGTAAAGATCTCTCAACATACTACTATGTTACCCAGGCCAATGGGAAACAAAAGGGAATGCTCACGATGGTATCCCCAGATGGATTCATCCACGGGCACCTTAATCATTCCGTTACGGTTACCACCCGGTTATCCTCAAGTAAGCCAAACATGCAAAATTTGTCCAGCGGGGAGGAAGATGAAGATGAAGGTTTTCAGGGTAAGTCCAGGGTGAAGGAGCTTTTTAGTTCCCGCTTTGGCACCGAGGGGGTTATGATAGAGGCCGATTATAGTCAGCTTGAGGTTGTCTGTAAGGCTGTTCTGTCTAAGTGCCCAGACTTGGCCCGGTTTATTCTGGAGAAGATGGACGAGCACTGTGTGTGGGCCGCCTTGTTGAACAACCTGACTTACGATGAGGTGTACCAAGGGGCCAAGATACAGGGTCTTGCCAAATACAAGCACATGCGCCAGCAGGCTAAGGGTGTAACCTTCCTGGAGAAATACGGCGGGGGTGCTGCGTCCTGTAGCGAACAGACCGGAATCCCAGTGGATGTCATCAAGGCAGCCATGGAGAGGAGACGCATGGAATATCCCCGGATGTACCAGTTTGATGATGAGGTTATGGCCGAGGTGGAAGCCAGCAGGCAACTCAGCCCCTTCCAGACCGCCCTGGGATTCTCCGCAGGTATTGGTTGGTACGTCTGTGTAACCAAGACAATATATAGCTTTATTGAACAGGATGCTCCCAAGTGGAAGATAGATCGGGATAAAGTGTACACCGGATTCAAACCAACTACTATCAAGAATTATCCATCCCAAGGACTCGGTGGCTTGATCATGCAGGTTGCTATTGGAAGGATCTTCCGGTGGCTACTCCAGAATGATTTCTTCGAGGAGAAAGCCTTGATGGTAAACACTGTGCATGACTGTGCCTGGTCTGACTGCCACAAGGATGTAGCTGGATTTGTAGCCGGAGGTATACAGAGGATCATGCAGGATGCCAGAGGGTACTTCAACAAATTCTATAAAACAGAATGGAAACTTCCCTTTCCTGCCCCGGTGAATGCTGGTCCAGATATGCTTCATCTTGGACATATCGAAATTACCAATGAATTGCCGGAGTGTGTAATAAGTTCCTACTATTCCCCTGTTTTGTATGATACCTGATAAGATACAACTATTGTATTAAATGAATTCTTTAACCCTATAGGAGACCAAGGGAAGAATAAATAGTATAATTATATATAGTATATAATATAATACATCAATAGAGTATCCATAAAGCATAAGAATAAACTATAACATAAGGAGAACAACTAATGGCAATTAAATATGATACTAAAGTGGCAGAAGAAAAATCCAAGGAATCCGGCTCCAGTGAGGAGTATCATGTGACCTCCGGGTATCACGTAGTGAATCTCGTCAGCTACGCTGAACTGGGAAGGCACCAGGGAAGCTTTAAGGGAAAACCCGATACATACCAGAGTGGGAATAAGGCAGGCCAGATTAAGCCTGATGAAATGTTCATAAGTCTGGTATTTGAGTTCAGCGGGGCAGCCTTCACAGGGGGCTTCCCTCATGCCTATATCACTTCCATATACAACGGCAAGGAATTCTTCAACCGGCTCTCAGTATCGGAAACCTTTATGGAAAATACACTTTCTCCGCAGTATGCTAACAAGACGGGCTTCAAGAAATACCTGGATGCCATCAATCTGCATTACAACAAGAACTTTCAGGGACTGGACGAAGCCGTGGGTATGGCTCTGGCAGTTAAGGTTGACACCCTCGCCATATACGAAGTGGACGGAAAGAAAATTAAGTGTGCTGACAATGCAGTGCCTGGCTACAAGAAAGAGGAAGCTCACAAGAATCTCCCCGGTGTAAAGTATTACACTACCATCAAACCTGAAAGCATTGTACCTATGGTTCAGGACTTCGGAGTAACAGTAGTGGACCTCTCAAGCAAAATCGTTGATCCCGTCGATGAGTACACCGCAGTATTCGATTGGGGTGCCCCTACAAAAGCCGACTTCATGGGACTTAAGTCCTTCCAGAAGAAAGCCATTGTAAATGCCACAGACTTCAGGGAATCCGCCTTTGCTGCTCTCGTGCAGGCAGATGAAGAACTCCAGAAGGAAGTCAAGGAGGCCCGTGATGGATCAAACGGAGGAAGTGATGAAGGCAACGCCAAGAAGAGTGATGATTCCCAGGTTCCGGCCAATCAAGGGAACACCGATGGAAAAACTGATGGCACTGTGGGTGGTCCCACTGGTATGGCTCCTGATGAAAACTCTGGTGTTCCTGAACTGCCGGTATAATCTGGAAAGGAAGACTCATGGCTATACTCGTAAAGGCACCCTCGGCAAAAGCTGAGAGGATCGAGCGGCGTATAGCACTGATTGACGCGGATGTCGTGGCATACTACTCCAGCTTCGGACTGGACGATATGCCACGGCAGGCTGCTGAGACTAAGTGCTGGCAACGCTGCAACCAAATCGAACAGGAAACCCAGGCAAGTCACTTCCGGTATTATCTGTCTGGACCACCAAAGGAGAACTTTAGAAATGGCATTGCCAGACTTAAACGATACAAGGGTGATCGCTATGATGAAGCAGGCAATCGCCTCAAAGACCAACCAAAATGGCTACAACATGTTCGGCAATGGCTCATTTCCAATAAGCACGCTGATGTCGCAGAACAACAAGAGGCAGATGACACAATTTCAATTGCAGCCAGGAAGATCCGTGACCAGGGATACTTCGAGTCATGTATCAGTACAGTCGACAAGGATCTCGGCATTAATCCCGGATGGTTCCATAATCAGATGAAGAATACTGTGGAATTCTACGATGAATTCGGTGAGATCCATATGGAAGGGACTGCCCTCAAGGGGCACGGCTTGAAGTTCTTTTATGCTCAGCTCCTCATGGGAGATCCCACTGACTGGATTCCTGGATTGCCCAAGGTAACTCCATGGATGAAAGAGGAGTTCGGTATTGCAAGACTTGGCGGTTGTGGCCCCAAAGCGGCTTTCTGTGCCCTCGAAACGGCCAAGGATATACCTGAGTGCCAGGAAAGGGTAAAGTCCTGTTACAGGTCATATTGGGAGGGCAGAACGTGGTCCGACTGGAGGGAACCCAAAAAGGAACTCCAGGCTAACTGGGAGGAGATGCTGACAGAGCAAGGTAGGCTCCTCTGGATGAGACAAAAGGAGGGTGAATTGTGGACCATTCAATTCTGATAGATGATATCAAGGAAGACTTGTTTTCTGAATTAACCAGGGCTGCCAGAAGGAGGAGGCGACGCAGGATGAGAGCATTCTGGATGGGATTTCCAGCAGAAAGAGAGCAGTTGCTTGCCAAAAGAAAGTTGGCCCACTGGTCAGATCTCTGTGAGGAGGCGATATGGTCCCTTTAGAGGCCCTGTTGAGGGCTCAATACGTATTGAGGCTTAAATATGTAGAATTATGGCACCATAGACGTAGATGGTATCATCGTTACCTATGTAGAAGATGGTCGAGGGTGAGTGTGCCTTATGTGCGGTCTGATATCGGTGCCCAACAGCGTAGGAGCACCTATAAGCTCGCCAAGTGGTCAGACTGGTGTGAGAGGAGAATTCATGCTGATTAGAATGTTCAAAGGAGACGCAGGAACACCCGCAAGATTCTGGCCTGTAGCCTGGGCCGAGAATACAGAGGAACTCCAAGAGCTGCTTGACGACGGGTATGTGGTGGATCAACAGAATCTCTTCGGTCCAGACGGAAAGTATCCCAGTGAGGTGCCAAGTGGCAGTTAACATAACCGGAATGCCGGTACTCTTAAGTAAGAGCCAGTGTGACAACCTGAGGGCAGAACTCGTGAAACTCCAGAAAGGACGTTGTGCCCTCTGTGGGATTCGCTTTAGTGACGTAAAGGGAACCCCCTGTCTGGATCACGATCACAAAACCGGACTTGTCCGGGCGGCCCTATGCAGGAACTGTAACGGTATTGAGGGCAAGATCCTGGACTATGCAACCAGGGCAAAACGAAAAAGGACCCCAGAGGCCTGGCTGAAAGATCTGCTGGCCTACTGGGAATTTCATAAGAACAACCCAAGTGATTCTATTTATTACAATCATGGGAAACCAAAGAGGAGAAAGAGGCGTGGCCAAACAACCGGATTCTATAAGTGCATCAAAGAGTAAACCCCTGACAGAAACCCAGGAGTTCCTGGAAACTGCCAAGAAAGAAATCGATCTGCTAAAGGAGATCACAGAACACGTAACAACCCTCACAGACGCCGGATTCTACTGTGAGGTCATGTTTGACTCCGTGCGGAACCTCCACGGGGCACCTCCAGTCTCCGGGATAACTGTGCTGGAACTCAAGGAAAAACAAAAAGCCAGGACCCTGATGATGTACCGGGTTCCCGCTGATATCAACAAAGTCATATCTGGGTTACGGAAGCTGACCGGCAAGGGGGTTTAATGAACCTTCTTGTAATCGGGGATATTCATGCCCCCGGCAACTTGAGATCCTACTTAAGGCACATCAAGGATACAGCAGAAAGATTCAATATTGATCGGCTCGTCCAAATAGGGGATCTGGTGGATTTCCACTATATATCTCGGCACCCCACCGAGACAGATGCCCTGAATGCCATACAGGAACTCGATGAAGCCAAAAAGGAAATTAAAAGATGGACCAGGGAGTTCCCGGATATGCAGATCTGTCAAGGAAACCATGACATGATCCCGTATCGCCAAGCAAGTTCTATGATGATTCCTCCTGAGTTTATGCGCTCATTGAACGATCTGTTGGACCTGCCGGACACTTGGACCTGGCACAGACACATCAAGATCGGAAATACAGTCATTGAACATGGCCTTGGGTCTGGTGGAATGTACGGAGCCAAGAGGACTGCTGAAAAGTACCGCTGCAATTACATCCAGGGACACACGCATTCCTATGGAGGAGTCTGGTGGCTGGATGGTCCCTTTGACCGCCTGTTCGCAATGCAGGTGGGATGTGGGGTGGATACCAGTAAGTACTTTATGCGGTATGGGCGGGATATATTTAAACATAACGTGGCACTGGGTTGCGGGGTTGTGCTTGACGCCGACTCAAAGAACCCCTTACCAATCTATGTACCTATTAAGGAGAAGCATGCACATAGCATCAACGGAAAGACGAATAGCGTTCAGAAGGCAGAAGCTCATGGACGATCTCCAGGCAGAAGTGTTGGCCGGAACTAAGGCCACTGATATAAAAAAGAAATACAAAAAGCAAGCGGAGGAATTGAACATTGAGCTTGATGACCAGATTGCCTTCTTCGAAAGCTACAGTCTCCCCAGTAAATCGACCAAAGTGCTCATTGGCCATGCTTCAGTGGATCAAAGAGGCATTTCCGATAAGAGTTCCTCCTGATGATATCATGGGGGACCCCCAGAAACTTTTGGCCTTTGCCAATAAACAGAAAGGAGAACAGGATGTCATTAAGCTTATGGAATCGTGCGTTGACTCCTTTTAGGATACTCATGTGCTCACTGCGCATTATTGCGCCGTGGAACAGGGCGGTGTATCATGTGAAGGTTGACAACGTGGTACTGGGAACCCTAACAGTGAGGTACATTGGAAAACTTACCGGACTCTCCATAGGGAATGTTCATGCAGACTTTAAGGGGGATGCCATGAAGTGGGTCTTTAGTGACGTGAGACGAATAGTGAGGGCACTCAATGCTTATCATGATGCCCTTCTCAAAATAAAGTCATCTGGAATTGGAATTCTTCAGGCAGCCATAGATGATAAAGACCTTACACCTAACCTTAATAGACTACTCGGACAGGGGGGATTCCAAGCAACCACACGAGTAGCCGGAAAAACAATATACAGGAGAGAACTATGGGAGATCCCTTCACTTCAGTAGTTGCAGCCGTTAGCATCTCCTACTGGCAAGGAGAAGAGGCTAAAAAGGAAGCCGAACGAGCCGAACGTAGGCAGGCTCTTGCTGAGCGCAGGGCTGAGCTTATAGATGCAGCCAGGAGACGGCAGGCAGCAGACGAAGAGCGACGCCAACGTGAATTACTGCCCCCTATCATTGGAAGCCAGACACCACAGTCAGAACTCGGCATAGCCGCATTGGAAGCCGATGTAACCCAAGAAGACCAGACAGATGAAACACCTTCTGGGGTACAGATTGGGACTACTAAGAAACAGACAGGAGGGGCTTGATGGCAACAATGACACCCCAAGAATATGCAGAGAGTGCCAAGAGTACCTACCAGAAGCTGGAGGGCCTGAGGAACCAGTTCCGCGACCGTGCCAGGAAGTACTCCAGGCTGACCCTGCCGTACATTCTTCCTGATGATTCAAGTGATACTGCCAGTCAGGACCTAATGCAGGGGTACAGTGCAGAGGGCGGCATAGGCGTTAATACCTTGGCCAACAAGTACGTCAACAGGATGTTCCCGCACTACAGCTACTTCAAGCTGAATGTGCCGGATGAATTCATTGAATCAAGTGGACTCACCAAGGCCGATGTAGTTAGAACCTCTGTGGCCCTCGAAAAGAAATCCATGAAGCACCTCCAGAAGATCGGAGCCAGGGCACAGTTTCTTGAAATCAAGAAGCACTTGATTATTACTGGGAACTATCTCCTGCACAAAGCAGAGGATGAAGGACAAGAGCTTGTTGGCTATACTATTGATAACTACGTGGTACAGAGGGACCAGCGCGGCAAGCTTCTCACCTGCATTGCCAAGGACAGGACATATCTAAGGGCGCTTCCGGAGGATATTCAGGCTTTAGTTATTAGGGAACTGGAGGTCTCTGAGGAGGAAGTCTACACAAAAGAGGTAGACTTGTATACCCGCATTGAATACATTGAGGGGGAATACCTGGTAGTTCGCTCCGCCGAGAGTGCATATCTGAATGACGAAAAGAGGTACAAGCCGGAGAAACTCAGATGGGAACCACTGGTGTGGCATCGGTATCGTAAGGAACCTTATGGGCGTGGTCTTGTAGAAGACATCTACAATGCCATTTATACACATGACGTCTCCAGTGAGGTGGTATTGCGGGCAGGAGCAATTGCTGCCGATATTAAGTTCTTTGCCACCAGAGACTCGGGCATTGATATTGATGCAGTTAATGCAGCAGAGTCTGGAACATGGCACTACGGGGATGTCAACAAAGCCGGAACCTTGCAGGTCAATAAGAATGCTGATCTTCAGATCATGAAATACCTCATGGATGATGCAAAGCAGCTTATAGGCCAGGTATTTATGCGCCTTAATTCTGCCCTTCGAGAGGGGGAGCGGGTGACAGCCGAGGAGAACCGCATGAGGGCCATTGAGTTGGACCAGATGCACGGAGGTATCTTCTCAGCCCTGGCCAATAGTCTCCAGTACAAGGTAGCTGTATGGACCCTGGATGACGTAGGGGCTGATATTGAGGGGACGGAGATTGATGTTACAATCGTTACCGGAATAGATGCCCTCGGGCGCCAAGCAGAAGCGGAACAGGCAGTTTACCTGGTCAGTGACCTGGCCCAGTGGCAGAATGTTCCTGAGGATATCCGTGACTGGGTTAAGTTCGATGCCTGGGTAGCCTTTGTATCCGCAGGCCGTAATATTGATGTAAGCTCTATTATCCGTAACCGGACAGAGTACGAAGAATACATGAACCAAAAAGCGCAACAGCAACAGGCATTCAGGGGGACCCAAGGAGGTTCCCAGGAAATGTCTCCTGAAGTTGCAGCACAAGGAGGAATTTAATGACACATCCCAATGTAACACCGCCCAACTACATTCAACAGGGACCTGGAGGTTTTCACGTTTCCCCGAATATCACCGGAATTAACCAGCAGCAGGCCTCCCAGTCCGTAGTGACCCAGTCAGTGGCCCCGGAAGCTTCCGTGATCCAGCGTCCTGCTCCTGTGTATAACAGGCCTGATCCCGCTCAGCCGGGGCCGGAACAGTCCGTCCAGGGTCCCCCGATGCAACAGGTTGGGCCGAACTATTATGCAAATCCTGTAATGCCCGCTCAACCCGAAGCACCTCCCGCCCCAGCACCTCAGGCACCGCCTGAAAAAGCACAGGGCATCGTACAAATGCCAGAGAGCGCCCCTGCTGCATTCTCTATTGGAAGCACCCCCGTGGTATCCCCAGCCGGAGAAGAGAGCACAGAGGCCGAATTGAAGCGTCTTCGAGAGGAAGTGGCAGCATTTCAGGCCAAGAGAACAAATGAGGTTAATAATATTGTCAAGACCGCTACGCGGGACGCTGCTGGAAAGGCCCTGCTGGACAAGTGGGTAGATGCTAATCTGTCTTCCTATGAGAAACAGGCCATCAACAGCATTCTGGCTTCTGGAAGCATAAGTGAAGTACAGGATACAATGAACAGCTTGGTAACTCGGTACATTGATGCACAAAAAGTTCCAGCTGGTGATGTTATAACAACTCCAGGTAAGCCCCAGACGAATACTCCCAGATATGAAATCTCTGGAGGAATAGCCCAAGCATTCAACCCGACAAGTACCCCGGCTGTTGCTCCTGCCAGTACCTACATGAGTGCTCAGGCCTATGAAGCCGCCATGATGACCCCGGAGTACAACAGGAATCCTGCTTATAAACAGCAGGTGGATGCTGCACGCCTTGCCAGCATAAAAGTTGATATGTCTCAAAGAGGTCCTAATAGACGGTAACAGTTGTGTCTTCCTTTAGATCTGTGTTCTTATACAAAACATGAATTCTTTAACCCTATAGAAGGGTAGCTAAAATCTCAGTAAAAAAAGAAGAATCGTAACAGTATAAGAACACAGAAAGGAAATTATAATGCCCGTACTTGATTATTCAGGATATTTGAACCACCCCGGTCAGTTGAACCTTGCTGGCGATGAATTCGCCCTTGCAATCGAACAATTCAATGGTCGGGTAAAGAACAGTGCCATGTGGGCACAGCAGGTGAAACCGTTTTTCACCTTTGTTCCTCTGACTGGAACCACTACCATGTCCAATGCATCCATGGGTGATGCATCTATTACCAAGGTATCTGCTGGTGTCGAGCCGACT